GTTATTCGCACTGCCAGAGAATGTTAGATCGTAGTTTGGTAGTTGGTTAGTTTTTACCCTATAATATATCTTTGTATAATCATAGAATTGTACGTCCGGCATCGATTCTATAAGACTATTAAAATCTATATCGCTTGTACCATTCAATCTTATAGCTAAATCATTACCATACTTTGCATGGTGCTTGCTAATTTCACGTTTTAGCTCACTATTAAACCTTTCAGACTCCAACAAATAACAGATAGTGCGCTTTATCTTAGCATTATCACCCGTTTGCATACCCAATTGACCGCTAGACTCTAAACAGCCCGCCTTACAGCCCGCTAGTTGAGCCGCTGCGCAGATTGTGGTGGCCGCTATTGAATCCGCTGGTTTAAGGTATAAAATGCCAGTGTATACGTTTAACTTTTTACCTTTGACGATTTTGGCACTGCTATTCACGTTTATAAGTGGCGTGTTGCTTGTTGTTAGATACTGCCAGTTATTCATGGCCCACTGTTTCGCCAAGGGTGTGAGCTTGTTGCTTGTTAAAACTTGCATCTGAGTCGCTTGTAATTTCATGGCAGTGATTCCGTATTGGTGGTTTGAAGTTAAATGTTACTATAAATAACACTGCTAATGCAATGCTATTTAACTAACATTTATTTAATGATTAAAAGTTCTTAAAACCCAGTCTACTTGATCCATCGCATCAAAAAGGCCGTGACGTATATCATAAGCTCTCAAAACCATCTGCATGTTGAGAGGATCATTATTTTCAATACTGTAATTATATGATCTATCTTCTTTTAATTTTAGATGAATTTCTAAATGCTCTGTATTGGTCATAATTTGTACGCCTTTTGTGTGGGTTTAGTATAAATCAGCAGTGTCATTATCAAAATGATCTTGCCATTTGTCCTGATAGCCCGCTTCTCTGGCTAGTGTTACTTCGAGCTGTAATTCTTCGACAGCTTCAAAATCACCTGCTTCTTGTGCTAATTGCAAAGCCTGTTTTAAGTATTTAATTTTCATAATATATGCACCTTTTGTGCCGCTGCCTTTTGCCTCGACTTGGTAACAAGTGTACATGGTCTGTAGGATAGTGCAAGTGTCTTTGAGTGTGAATAATTGGCATTAAATGAAAAAACAGATAACAACTAAAACACGTATAAAGGAAACAAGAACGACAAAGCCACTACAGTATCTTTATGATAATCATGTGCATCTGTTTATCAATCCGATGCATACCTATATATTATGCGGCTATCGTATGTAATGTGGCGTATGATGTGGCGTAGGTAGATGTAAATGAGACTCATTCGCATTTAGAAGGGGTGTATGGGGGTAAATTCAAATCCTAGCCCTTACGTATACCCCTTCGGATATTTCTGTCAAAATGAGGCTAATCCATGAGCACTAGAGGGGGATGATTTAGTCCATCCCCAAGACTCCTTGAGAAACCTAAAGATTAAGGTAGCGAGTTTAACGAAATCCTTAGGTCTCCAAAGGAAGTACAGGATCACCTCCTAGATAGGTGTGTGGTGGTAGTATGCTAAGATATTCCACAGGCTCCTAAGACTACTTAGGGAATCCTACAGGCTCCTAAGATACACTCTATATACTATAGTATATCAAAGGGGGGGAGGGAGGGTCTTACTCTTAACGGTACTTTTAGAACACCCACCTAATATCAATGACTTACACAGCCGACAGGCTGGGGGTTAATTCCTCTACTTTTATCACCCAAGACTGAGGAATAGCGATGTATGCACTACCTTCTTGTAGCTCATCATCCTCAGTTACTACCCTAGACCTCATGATGATACACTTCTCAGCATCATTGTGGACTAGCCACCCTACTTCCTGACAGGTAGCTGGTTCATGGTCTAGTATAATCTCTACATCTGTCCATGTGCCATCTGAATCTATGGCATCTTTCCACGTCAAACGTACCATTGGTACTTCACTCATATCCATGTATTATCCCTTTTAGGTGCTTGCACATTGTGCATGTTTTCAAAACTATTAAGTTGATCCATAAGCATGTGATGTTGTCTTTCTTTCATTTCTTCATCCACATCTGCTGCCATCTGTTCTACCCAATAAGCTACACCCATTGCCAGTGCATCGAGTCTATCATCATGGGCAAGAGCACCACGATTCTTAGTCACACGAGTCATCTGATAAGTAAGCATGTAGCGTTGAGCTTTCTCAGGTGGGTGGTGTTGGACACTATCAAAGTCATCTTGAATGACCTTTGGATCAAAGATTAACTTGTGCTGGTTCATGACTGGCTCAAGTGTATCAATGATACGCAACTCCTTCTGTTTGCTGTGTCTCACCTCTTCCGTAGAAACTGGATATATCTTCTTTAGTATAGGCTTGAGTAGCTCAGTAAACATACCATCACCAAAGTTACTCTCGATGAGCACCATGTTGACTTTATGTTTCTTTGCTATGTGAGCTAGACCTGATAGGGTCTTTTCACTGTAACCACCTGCTATACCTGAACACTCAGCTACGTATAAGTAACCATTAAGCATCTTAACGACAGCATAGGCTGTTTCATCCTGACCTCTACCAGATGGATCTATTACCAGTACAGAACCGTCATAGTCCACGTAGGCTCCCACAGTGGCTTCTGGTGCGTAGAACTTATCACCACTAAGGCCAACATTAGGGAGGTCTTTAATCTCCTTGAAAACGCCATACACGAGCTTCTCAGGGGCTTGATCTTTATCAACAGCCATAACTATCAAATCTGACAGCTTTAGAGGGTATCTATCCGTGTCACTCATAGACGTATCGAGCATAAACTGGAGTGCAAAGCCTGATCTACCGTAAGATAACTCCCTTTCTAAGAGGTCATCATCGTCAAATCGTAGAGGATCTACTGGTTGTCCGTCTAAAGGCTCCTTTGCCTCGTGCATAGCTTCCCATAGGGTAGGTGCTAAACGTGCTCCGTAGGCTTTCTCAGCGTATTCCACTGTAGGGTAACGTGCTGGCCACACTCTTAGTTGGTAGCCACGCTCTGTCAAAGTGTTATAAAGACTCATTTCACACTGTGGTGTACCCAGATAGAGGATCTTCCCTTCTGGTTTCAGTACAGCGTCAAACTCCTTTACAGCTTCACCTAGTTTCTCTCTCATCATCTGAGTCATAGAGTTATTAGGTACTTCGATGTCATCTGCAATGATAATATCTGCCCGACTGCCCGTCAACTGACCAGTAATACCGACTGATTTAACAGAAGGACTACCACTAGCCAGTGCGGGTCTTACATCAAACGCTATCTTACTCCACCGTTGCTCACTTGTTGCTATGAGATGTTGGCATATGGGGAGTTCTAAGATTAGACGTTGAGTGAATGTCGAGAAATCGTCAGCTCTCTGTTTAGAGGCCGACACAACCATAAACTTCTTTTGAGGGTCAAGAAGTAACTGGTGTACGACGAATGCAGCGGTGATATAGGACTTACCTACACCTCGAAAAGCCTCGATGATTGATCTACGAGGACAATTCTGGATGAAGTCAGCCATATCGTATTGAACAGGAGTAGGATCAGGCAGGGCTAAGTGCTTCCAAACTATATACATGAAGTTTCGGAAATCTTTGAGCTGCTCTGGTACTTTATCCATTACGACTCCTGTTACTCTTCACACTTGAGATGCGAAGGTTGCTATAAGCGTTATTAAGTGGGTTGCGGTCTTTATGATCTATATCTTTACCTGCAATTGCTAGTTTGCCATGCTTCTTTACCATGTTACGTCTAGCTTGCTTGCGCTTGTCGTTTCGTTTGCGCTGTTCAGGTTTCTTATGATAGTTTTGGTACTCTGCTTTGTAGTCTCTGTCACTCATCAGTGTGTAGCCTCTTCAAAGGGCAATGAAGTAAGTAAACTTGCCATAGGAGACTCAGCAGTAATAATGTCATTACTCGCTCCGTTGTCTTTAAGAAACTTAACGGCAACCGATAACTCCGCTGACGTAGCTTCTCCTGACTTGACTCTTAATAATAATTGTTGGGTTACATTGTCGTGTAACTCAGTTAGTAAATCTTTCATATTTATCCTTTCATTACTTTCGCTATCTTCTCGCCACTTCTACCTACAACGTAACCACCAAGGCCGAGTTGTAATAGCATCCAAGCTTCATCTCTGAGAGGTGTTGCTAGAAGCCCTAGAGAGTCCCCTACGGCAAGTACTAAGAAGGTAAGCATTGTTATTGGTCGCCATGCAGCAACGATGAGGTGCTCACTCTTAGCCTCTGAGGACACTATAGCTTGCTGC